GTGAAGCATATCTCGGATCTACAGGAAATTGTGCAGCTTTTGCTGCGCCTTCGGGCGTCCCGCGGTCAAAAACACCGCCACCGCCAAGTTGGAGCGTAGCCGCTTGTCCCGGATTAACGCCGGCAGGCACGATAGTGCCATCGGGGAGTTGCAAATTAATCTGTGTATCAGATAATTTTGTCGCTCCCGTTCTAGCTGTAATTTCTCCTCCGTATTGAGACCAAATTTGTTCAGGAGTCATGCGATTGAAAATTGAGTTACGGCGCCGGTACTGCCTTTATCAAACGCCCTGAAATAATCATCCGTTTGCTCTTTCCAGTAGGCAAGGGCTTTTTCCGCACGGTCAAATTGTTCCAAGCGGGTGTAAGCAAGAAAAGCCGCATAATAAAGCATCGCGTAATGAACATCTGACGGAAGAAGCGGACTATCGGCAGCATCAGAAAGAGCAGTAATTGTCCGGTAATAATTATACATAATATTATCAGAGCCTTTATACATTACAGCTCCCGAGCTCTTTGAAGTTTTTAGTCTTGCCGTAATTGTATTTAAAGAAGAATCTACAGAAGCGACATAAGTGACTTCCGGGTTCGTGTCGTCCGGGAAAACAATTTCATCTCCGGCGGCTAATCCGGATACCGAGTTTAATTCTATCGTGACCGTTTGCCCGGCAGATTCAGCATTGGTCAGAGTATATTCCGCGCCGTTGGAACCGGGAACACTGTTGATGATAAATTCGCTTGTTTCCAAATCTACAGCATAAGACCCGTCCATTACATTCACACTCTGGTGTTCCACTTCCTCATATTCTTGATCTAACACGAATAAAGAACGGAATTTTCTAAAAACCGAAGGGAGAGAATATTTCCGTTGGTTAGCCAAAACCCTGGCGCCTCTTTTGATTAAGAGTTGAGGCCAATCCCATGTATAGGCGGTTTTACGATATGCTTCGTTTATATCATCCAATTCTGAAGAACTATCCACGAATGAGTCGCCCTGTGGAATCGATAGTATGAGTTCTAATCTGTCTCTTAGTGCTGCGAGATTTGCCATTTATTTATTATACCACATTATTCTTTGCTTCCCAAAACTATTAAAGTCGTATCCGCCGGATAAGTCTGCGCCCCGGACGACACCAGGCTCAACTGCGTAATAAAAGCGGTTGTATTAACCCAAGTACCGAATATCTGATAAAAGGTTTGAGAAGTGGCGGCGGATGTGATTTTGTCTATGGTATGGATAGATACAGACTTGACTAATGTGCTTAAATTATTCGCTATATCTATCACCGAAAATGCTCCCAAAGCCGAATTTGCTCCGTCTCTTATGTCTATCTGATTCTGTGAAGTTCTGGCAGCCGCCCCGCTGTTTATAAAAGCATAATTCGCCCCGGCATCTATTGATGCGCCTCCGAAACGAAGATAATCGTCTGAAGCCCCCGACTTCGCACCGAATGAAATTATAACTCTTAAAAACTGTCTTACAGGAATAGACAAGTTTCCGGAAGTCGCAGCTGCAGGAAAAACATATTTTCCAATTTGGACCATGCTTAGATTATCCAGTACCGGAGTAAAATCAATTCCCTTATGCTTATGAGTTTTAACAGTAAGCTCGAGCTGGGAAAGCCTATAATCTAAATTATTTAAAGGGGGCATCAGATTGGGATTTCATCGAAGTTTAATAAAATACTTTCAATGAGGGGTGAAGTTTCAGTACCGCGCAATTCACAAAGTATTTGCAACCACGGAGAACGCTCGGCAATTCTAAAAATTTCCGTCTGTACCGATACATTCGCAATATTTCCAATATCCGTAAAACGTATATATCTGACACGGGAAGATGCTGTTGAAGAATAAAGAGAACGGTCAATCGTCACGGTTGTGCCGGAAATCGCAGTTATTCTCGCCAGTGCGCCCGCATTATCGCCCGCTAAAACTTCCACAAAATCTCCCGCGGCAATATCGGTATTCGCCGCAGTAAATTGATTAGCCGCTGTCCATGTGGCTGTTTCATAGGCAGGCAAAACATTTGAATCCTGCGTTCTTACCGCAAAACGAATCCGGTCATCTGCGTTATCCATACGTCTCATGGTTGGAAGCAATAATCTCCAATATCTGCGAATATCGGAAGACCGTAATTTTGGAGTTATAAAATATCCCTGGTTAGAAGTCGATGCCTCGTCAGAAGAAAAAATCCCATATTTTGTGGTTCCTGAATAATCCGTATAAACCTGCGCACCGGCAAGATAGAGACCCTGGCTTACAAAAGTTTGCTGTAAAGCTCCCACCCCCGCCAGTTCGTGCTGAGCATAATCTTTCGCACCGGTATTTCGGACAGATCCGCAGTTATATAAATTTCCTTTCTTCGCATCAAAATTCCAAAAACCTGAAATAGCCCTGTCGTTTGTTATGACTCCGAAATCAACAAGCATTTTTGCTATTCCTTCCGTTACGCTAACTCCGTTAGGATGAAGAGCGTTTATCTGTCCCTGAACTTCAACGGTAGGAAACTGAACAGGAAGCCCCCCTACTTCTACTTGTTCGAATCCCGAACCTGTCCACTTCTTTAATGAGCCCTTTTTAGTAACAGCATAAGGAACATCAATAATAAACATACAAAGAACTTCTGTATCTCCTACCGGGAATCTTCCGGTGTAATTATCAGAAATTCCGTCCCATGTAAAAATCTCCGCTTCTTGTCCTACAATATTTGCTCCGAAAACAAAAGCCGTATCACGCCATACAACTCCGCCCTCGCCCCTGAAACCAACGGGGATAGTTAAATCTTTTCCGACAATAGTCCCATCATAGCGATGAACTAATCGTCCGTCCGTAAAACAAAGAGCTCCTGCAAGTATAAAAAATCTATGAGGATTAGCAGTCAGCGCCGCTTGTCCAAGCGTTGTCTGCCACCAGGAAGCGGTCCACGTCCCAGCGGAAAGCCGGCTTAAATCCGTGGAAGTTGGGCATATCAAAGCCCCTACGAAATCAATCAAATCATATAATGGCGCAGAAGGAGTGCTTGCAATAGCATCTTCCGCCCATCCTGTTTCCGGATTAGAACCTGAAGTTTTAAAAAGTTTTCCGGCATTTGCCCACCACCTGTCAGTATTATCGGCAGATGATCTTACAAAAGCTATCGGCACAGTAAGATTCCCAAATCCTCCCTGTCCTGAATTTTGAATATCGGAGTAAGAATCTGCCAGTCCTACCTTTCCCCTATTTCTTTCAAGGTCAATAGATTTAGCCGACCATATTGAACCAAAATCCTGCCCTGGAAAAATACCAGACCATTGTCTTGTTTCCGGGGAAGGGATTTGTAGTTTTGCCATTTATGGTTTTAATAATTCAGCTGTAATCCCGTAAAAACTTACATTGGTAGTACCGGGAGAACCCGCGGCAGTTTGAAAGCCCGCGAAAAATAACGTTTGATTTGCCGAAGTATCAACATTACTGCTCACCGAAGAAAAATCTCCGGATGGGAAAACCGTCTGTCCTCCCGTTGATCCGCCTTGATAATTACTTATTCTAACCACGGTAGAATCAGTTTTAGAATAACATTTAAGTGATTGTGAACTTGCGCTGTTCACTCTTAATACAAAAGAATAAGTTGAAGTTGCCGAATAGGTTGCATTGGTCCCATCTCCTATATAAGCACCGCAAGTCGTAGTCGCTCCTCCTCCCAAAGACATATTAAAATTAACAAATACCTGCGTATTGTTTCCGCTTACAGTGGTTGTGGCAAAACCAGTTATACGAATTGCTGAATTAGCAGTTAAAGTATTCGCTAAGATAAGAGAGCTAATAAGCGAAGTTGTCGCCTTGACGCTATTTGTAATAGAAACGCCTACATCAGCAGGAGCGGACAAAAGCGTATATCCCGAAGCCCCGCTTCCTGCTACACAAGTAGTTCCGATTGCGAAACATCCGGTTGTTACACTAATTCCTCCTCCGTAAGTTGAAGTACCGGAACCGGTACTTGTAATAGTTGAAGTAGAAATTAATCCGCCAACCGTGGTTGTCCCGGCAAAAAGACCAGTGCCCTGTACCGCTAATGTGGCGCGGGGAGTTGTGGTACCGATACCGAGCAAACCACTCTGTACCGATAAAGTAGAGGTGCCGTTTGTACTCCCAAGATTATAAGTTCCTCCCGATGCCGATAAATTTCCACTCAAATAAAAATTTCCTCCTACCACACTAAGTTTTTCAGGAGGATTCGTAGTTCCTATTCCAACGCTATCAGCAGCAGTATTAAGACGCACCACCGAACCACTATCCGTCCATCCTGCAGTTGACGTCCCCTCTACTGTTGAAGGAGGAAAAGCCAAAGAGCCGAGAATGGGTTCAGTATGAATTACATTATATAAATAAATATTCTGTTCCTTGGTCCCCGAGTAAACCTCTTGGCCTCCGTGATCTTCATACATAAAAGCCCTCTCATCCATTTCTGGGAGAGCGCCTTTAAAATGCTCCCAAAGCGTATTACCGTGAGCCATTACCAAGCCGGTCATAGCCATGGAAGCCAATGTAGCTATAAAAACTCGTCTTACCATTTTATGAACCGGCTTAGTTGTTAAATTCCCGTTTTACAAACTGACTCCATACAGAACTAGATGCGTAAGTGCCCGTTGCCCACATTTTTACTCTGGCATATTTGTGCTGTAATCCATCGGAAGCAGTGATAATCGGAATACTTATCTTTGTCTGTCCGTTTCCTCCCAACTGCACAAAGCGCGTGGTTGAAGCAAATTCATTTATTAAGTTTGTCGCAGTAGTGTGTACTTCTTCCGTAAACCAATCTCCGCCGTTTTCTGAAAACTCAACCAGGAAAGCAATATTTCCCTGAGTTGTGCTTCCGGTGCCGAGAAGATTTAAAGTAACTTTATCAGCCCGCATAATATCACATGCCGGGAATATAGCCGGAGTAGCGGTACTATATTTTACCGGTTCTAAATAAGTTACAGAAGTTGTGGCCGCTGCGGTGTTAAAACAATAACCCTGTGTCTGGAAAGAACCTAGCTTCGGAACATTTAACTGCGTCTGCAATTCATCAACCTGTTTCTGAATTAAATTCAGTTTTATAAACAAGTCGTTCAACGAGGGAGCGGCATAAACCACTCCTGCGATTATGAGAGCCGGCAATAGTCCTAAAATAATTTTTGTTGATTTATTCATCTGAATCATCTGACTCGTTTAATGCGGCAGGATAACGTACTTCTTCCGGAATCGGCAACGAATTAATGGCATCGGCAATTTCATTCCTATCTATTTGCTTATCAGCCAGCCAGTTGAGAATCAGCCCGGATTCTACTTTTCTTTCCTGCGCTGTTTTGATAAGAGCTTCTCTTGGTATCAGTTCCGCAGAAATATGGAATCTATTGACTTGTGCTAATTTTTTACCTTCTTTCTTCCACGCTGTTTCTGTAGAAACCAATAAATCAGGAACTCCGTGGCCGTTGTCTAATCCGTATTTATCCTGTCCGCCTTTGTTAATTTTAAAAACTTCCTTTGTAAGATATTCTCCTGCCTTGTCCCATATCCAGCTCACTCCGTAAGGAATGCTGAATGCATAGCCTTCAAATGACCTCAATTCTATATCTCTTTTATCCGCCCTTCTATTTTGTACAAACATAATTTTACGCCGTTGATTTTACGCCTTCCGGCTAGGCTGTTTGTTATTAATAAATTTCAAATTACGCAACTTTCAAATAAGGATACTTCGCAATCAGCGCTTTCGCTTCCGCGCCGGTCACTTCAAGTTTCTCCACAGCATCATGCTTAAAAACAAATTTTTTATCACCCAACTCCAAGACGCGTTCGGCATCTTCGGGATCAAAGATAAAAACTTTCTTCGCGGCACCCAGCTTTTTTATTTTCTTTGCCATTTAAGTATTTTAGCTATTAATTTCCTTTCGGAACCGCCCGACAAACCTTTCGGTAAATCGACCTGCCGGGCGGTTCTCATTAAAGGCTAGTTCGTATCACGATATTGATATTCGAACCACAACAATACATCTCCTCCTTTCTGTGTTGAAGTTGCAAATTCGCAAGCAAGTATCGTGTCTTTTGTGTCACCGTCACAGTAATCCAGCAGAGTGGTTCCCGCGCTTCTTCGCGCTACAACCCATTCATTAGGATGTACTACCGCGAAATCTACGTTATCGGCACGCTCATCATTACTAATCCCCGAAAGAAAAGGCTGAGTACCGGTTGCCACGTTTTCATTCATAATCGTAGCATCGACAACATCGTACACAGTCTCACCTAATCCTGAATCAGTAGAAGTGCCTACTTTGAGAGCCTCTGAGGTAGAAGCCTTTCCCAAATAAGCCGCAAACGAATCGGTAAAATAAATATCTCTACCCGTTGTGTTCTGCCATGCGGCGCTTGATGTTGCCGCAGTTTTAGAAAGATACAACGAAAACTTACTTTCACACATTCTTGTAGAAGAAGCAGACGTACCCGATTCGGAACGAATCACTCTGTCGGATTCTCCAAGACAATTAGTGTCAAGGTCTGTTTCTCCTGCTAGCGGCTTTCCGCTTTCTTCTGTCACCGGAAGAGGGAGTGCTCTGAAATAAAGGCCGATAACAGCCACAGCTAAAACGACTATGGCTACCACTATCAGTCCTTGAAATTTTTTAGACATAGTCTTTTTTCTTTAGTTAATAATCGTTTAGCTGGAATAAGCCGCGTTATCGCCTTTCGAAGCCCAAAGCCCTCTCCAATCATAAGAACAAACTCCCAAGTCCAAGAGAACATCAAATAATTTTGACTTAGTATCTTTGTCAATCAAGAACTCAATGTCAGGACCTGCAGAGATTATAATTGCCATTTTCGCCCAGTTCGGCGCTACTAAGAACCATTGGGTGTTTGACCCAACTCCCGAAGCCGAAATCCCGGAATCAAGCAAAGAAGAGGACATCACTTTCACATACCCGCCTGAGTATATGTTGATGTCATGATTCGCAGTTCCGGACCTCTGGTCGGACTTGGTAATAATCTGCGCTGTCTTATCAAGGTTAAGTCCGGTGATAAGATAAATTTCCCCAGGAGCAGTCAAAGAAGCTCCATTATCAGAAAGCTGGTTTAACAACGCGATTCTGCCGGTTTCTAAGTTGACTTCCGTCAACGGAATACCAGTTGCCGAAGCATTGGATTGAGCCGTTCCACCGTCCGCGCGAGGGTGAGAAGTAGAAGCCGGAGGCGCTCCATCTCCGTAAGGGACAACCCTTACTCCTGCAGTTACTCCTGCTCCGGAAGTAAATGCTCTGTTAAAGATCTGCGCTCCCGCCAAGGCCAAGTAATACTTGACTTCAGTGATTAAGTCGGAATTTTCATTGAACGCATCGCCGTGGTCCCTATAAAGAACCGTCTGACGAGTTGCCTCAATACGACCACCGACCGGGTCTTGTGATACCGAGGTGTTATATAATTTATACCTGTTAAGAGAAGGAATAGCGGAACCGTCTGAGAATCTCTGCAAGCGACTTGCCCCGGTCTTTCCTGAAAAGTTTGAAGTAGCGTCATTTGAGCGCCTCACCTTAACAACAGGTTCCCATCCGTTTACATTTTGAAGAGGGGTCTGTGAGAAAAACTCAACAAACCGAACTCCTTGTCCGCGTATAGCATCTCCCCAAGTGCCTAAGTTTTCTGCCATGTTTTTCTAAATTAAGTTAATAAAAATTAAGAAGCTGTCTGTGAACCCCTCATAGGTCCTTCCACTACATAAACCAAACCGCGGGAGGTGTCTTCCGGGTCAGGACCGATACAAGCGAATCCCAAGTGAGCGCTTGTCGTCCTACTCACAGTAGATTCCGTTAATTTACCTGCCCCTGTCGTAGTCCCACACTCAACCTGCGCTCCATAACCGAATACTGCCGTAGTGTGAATTGCAGCAGTTAAAGGAGCCGACCAGACTGCGCCGGGGGTAATATCTATCTTCGCGTATATTCCGGCAACTGTTTCGTTAGTCGAGCCAACGGTAACAGTATCGTTCGTACCGGCATCATAAGAAACAGATTTACCGTCTGCTCTTCCGAAACCAATACAAATACCCAAAATTTTGTCCCCAGCTCCGTTGTAACGCCTTACAACAATGCTGTTCGCAACACCGGCACCCGAAACAACCGCTACAACATCACCCAACTGCATAACTCCGGAATTGACGATTATTGTAGAAGTGAAAACAGGACCAGCTGCGTCAGGGCCTCCTATAACTATAGTAGGCACGCTCAAAGGACTTTGCTTTCGTAAAAATGCCATATTTTCAGTATTTTTAAATTAATAATTACTCTAACGGTGTCTCTAATATCGGATCATAGAAGCCTTTAGCTTTAAGATACGGTTCTAACCGTTCCAAAGCCGAAGCATACTGTTCATCAGTCATATTATTTATCTTTGCCGCTCTCTGTTCTCCGGGGGTAAGTTTCTTGTCGTTCTTAATTTGACCGACATGAGGAACTCTTCCTCCAGAACCCTGTTTAAATTCCCCGAGCTTATTTGCTTGGTCTTGGGCTATTCTTTCAGACTCGGCTTTCGCCGCGTCCGGGTTTATAGCCAAGTATCCGCGCCGGATTGCCTCTGGATAAGACACTCCGCTTTTATACAAAGATTCAACAATAGGTTGAACACTTTTCCATG